TCATTAAACTCCTTTAGAAAAATACAGAACGAGGCTGGTGGTGATAGAAAATCATTCTTCTTAGGGGATTTAGACGAAGGTTCTCCTAATATTCAAATTTTAGTAAATCCATATATTAGTAAACATGATGGGGACTGGACCTCGTCGCTCGGTGATGCGCCGTCTAAGTTTGTTCGGTCAGTGAAAACATCTAACATTAATGCTGCTGTTATGGCGAAGACATTATCGGGGAATGAGGTTACTGGTTTCTCTGAAGCTCCTGCATTAGTTAGTTTAGGTGTTTTTGCTGATGTAAACAATAACAATACTAAAAATATTGGTAGCATTCCAAGTAAATTAGATAGAATATTTAACGTTGCTTCTAACGTCGATTTACTTCCGATCGATGTGAGTATTGAAGCTGGTTTAGGTACAGTGTATGCTGTTGGTAAAACCCAAACAAATAGTGCATATGACGATACAGAATATGTAACAATATCTGATACAGGTTTCTATGCTACTAACGATAATATGACAGCCTCTGATGAAATTGACTTAAGAGACAATTATCGGACAATATTTAACAAGTTTGAAGTATTTGCTAGATCAACAAGAAAAGATCATATCTTTATTGCTGACGTACTCAAGCCGTTAGTTGTACAAGGATCTAGAGGTAAGGTATTAGATGATAAATCTAAGAACTTTAGCAAGCATGTTTATTGGCCGTTAAGACATCAGTTCGGTGCAGCTAATAGTAACTTTGCTACCACATATGGTAACTGGGCTAAGGTTTATGATGGTACAAGTGATAGTCAGATCTGGATTCCATTCTCTGGTGTCGCTGCTAAGATTTACGCTAACAATGATGCAAACTTTGCACCATGGTATGCCCCAGCTGGTTTTAACAGAGGTGTTGTTACAGGTGTAAATGACATTGCTGTTAGTCCGACTCAGCGTCAAAGAGACCAATTATATAGAATCGCAATTAACCCCGTGACTCAATTCCCTGCGGAAGGTATTGTTGTATTTGGTCAAAAGACATTACAGCGGAAACCAACGGCATTTGATAGAGTTAACGTTCGTAGGTGTTTCCTTGACTTAGAGAAAAGAACGCGAGAGACATTGAAATTCTTTATCTTTGAACCTAATACGTTCTTAACAAGGAACAGAGTTGTTAATACGTTAACACCAATTTTTGAAAATTGCAAACAGACAGAAGGCGTTTATGACTACCTTATTGTTTGTGATGATAGGAATAATCCTGCTAGTGTTATTGACCAGAACGAGTTGAGAGTAGACATCTACTTAAAGCCAGTTCGCGCTGCAGAGTTTATATTAGTTAACTTCTACGCTGTTAACACAGATGTTAATTTTGAGGAGATAGTTGGTCAATAATAAAGATAATAACTAAATAATTATAACGCCATGGCTGATATTAAACAAACGATCCAGGACTTTTATAAAGTAGCACAGACAAGAGACTTTGCACGTGACTTTCAATTTCGCGTGTTAGATGTTTCGAACAAGGGAGTTCCTGTCTTTACTGAAGATGATTTAGTGTATGCTACTGCAGCGACACTACCAGGTAAACAAATCTCTCCCAAAGAGGTACCATATAATGGATTTACCTTCCGTATCCCAGGAACCGTGTCTTATAATAACAGCGATGGGTTTACAATTAGCTTCTATTGTGATGCAACTACAAACTCGCGTGTTCAAATGGAGAACTGGATCACAGAGACGTTTAACGACGAAACTACAACAGGTGATGGTGTTATTCATAATAACAGCACTATTACATTAGCTCAGTTAGATACTCAATTTGAAGTATTACGTACTTATAAGCTATATGGTTGTTTTCCTGTTAATAGTGGTGATATTGCATATTCAATGGTAGGTACCGGTGAAGTTGCAAGTATGGACATTACACTCGCCTATCAGTTCTTCAGAAGAGATAATGAGCTTAACGCCGGTGTTAACGCGATTGGTAAGTTAGCTGGCGCTCTAGTAGGGTAATTGTCCTAAATACTTTAAATGGGCGTTACACTACCATCCCTGGATAAACGTAACTTAAGAGAGTCCTTTTTCGAACTGTTAAAGGACTTTTCTACGTTTCCAGCCTCTAGAAACCTATTCCTTGTTAAATTATATAATCTCCCAGAGGCTCTTACTGATGACAATCAAAAGAAGTTAGGAATTACATTAAACTCTCAAAAGATTGATAAAGCAAGAAGCGTATATGAAAAATATATTACCGGCAATGAATATATGTATCTTGCTAATGGTATAGATCTTACTACAGAAACATTAGGTGTTGAAAATAGAGGAGAAGAGTACCCTAACGGATTATTACCAGTAGGTCCTTTTATGGATCAAAAGCAGTACCCGGATAATGATTTAGATATACAATTCTCAGAAACGAATATAAGTTTTGTGGATACAATCATTAGACCATGGATTCAATTATATAGTGTACATGGTAATTTTAGCGATTTAGATCTTACTACAAACATAGATATATACTTTATAGCTAAAGAACAATTAACTACACGTAAAACATTTAGTTCCGCTTTATTTGGTAGTTCTGGTGGCGCACCAGTAGTTCGTAAAATATACAAATATAGAGACTGTATACCATATAACATCGTTGATGCGAATGTAGTTCAATATGATTCAGATACAGACATCGGTTCCGTAGCTGTAAAATGGAGATTTTCTACATACGATGTAATTACTCCTATAGATGGTCAGTTATAACGATATAACTAAATTAACGTTCTTATACGAGAATAAACTTCATAATAAACTACTAGATTATATTTTTAACCTTTGCGGTTCTACTAATATCCTAGATATCTTACATTTTATAAAACAAGAACGGTTTGTTGAAACCGAGTCTAATATTAAAATTAACTATGACAATAAAGAAGTAATTATTTTTAAAGAAAACTTTCTTACAGACTTACCGGAGAAAGAGACACGAGCATACACCTATAACGACTTTGAATATTTTATTGACTATCCAGATATTATAAATTACACATGCTCATCAGCCTATTGTATTAAAAAGATAAAATATTGTGGTGAAGAATATGTTTTTAACACTGTAGAAGATTATAATAGAATACCTGTGAAAATGTATTCAGATTTAAAACCTCATGTAGATGAATATCTAGAAGCGTTAACTAACGTTAAAATATATAATGTAGGCAATGTACAGCGTGGATTTTTTCTAAATATCGACTTAATAATTAATGTAATATATTTAGCTTTCGTAACTTCGTATAAACACTTGGTACAAGAGCAGTTATTTTTAATGAAAGAATTTAATTTTACGTATGAATCGTTCAGTAAACTCTCTCCACATGAAATAGCACATTATATAAAAGCTGGTATTAAAAATATAAATGAGCGCAATAATTCAGAAACTTAACGAACTTAGTAAGCTTAACGTTAAATTACCTATAAGCGAGCAATCAATTCAAATTAATAAAATTAATTTAGAGATACAATCTAAATTTGAACAATTTGTAACCAAATATGAAAATGATGTAGAAGCTAGTTTAAGGTTTTTACAGTTTATTAATAATCATGTACGTAAAGAAGCAAACGAAGATTTGAATTATATTGATAAGCTCTTTATACTATATACATGGCATAACGATCTAAAAAAAGAACCACTAGAACATACGTTTGAACTCATTAATATTGAAGATACAGATATTAAAATCAATGGTGTTATCTTTCATTTTGAATTTGAACTACCTACTATATCTAAAGATTTAGCGTTCTTAAAATTTATTTTAAATAAAACTGAAAGCCCTGAAACAATTGATGCGTTGTTCTATTTAACTTTTCGATATTTAAAGCAAATCACCTTTGATGATACTACTCTTGAAGTATCTGATATACCTACGTCTGAAGTATTGTATAAACATCTTGATATGTCTAAGATAGATACCCTTCAAAAACATATAGATTCCTCTTTAGAAAAGATACAACAGATACGTAACTTAGAGATAGATGCACGTGTATTCTTTGCCTGATAATTAAATAATTATATGGCAGAGAGTGTTAGCCTTACAGCACAAGCGCAAGGTGCGATCCGCGCCGAAGTATCAAACGCAATTATTGATGTACTGGGTCCTGGTGATCCTAGCTCGTCGTTATCTAGCGCTCAAGATGTAATAAATCTTGGGAATGCCTTAACCTTGAAATTTAATAAACTGACTAAAGATATCCAAAAAGGTTTAGAGGATGTCGCAAATAATATAGTTTCTGCTATTGGTAATAGCTCACAACAAAGTGCTGGAGTTGCCTCAATTCTTCATGGTGACGAAACAGAGTCTCCGTTAAACAGAATGGCATCTACTTTAGATGAGATACATGCTTTTTTGGTAGAAAAGTTTAAACCTACTGGTTTAGGATCCGAAGATGATAATAAAGGGATGCTCGACCGTAAAAAATCTGATCCTAAAAGCGAAGAGAAAAAAGAAAAAGATACCAAGACCAGTACAGGGAGTGCATGGTTAGGTGGCACTATTGTCGCTGCTACCTTAATGTCAATAAAAGATTATTTAGAAGAAACATGGGTAGGATTAACTCAAAGATTTTTAAAACCGTTTGTTGCTGTACAATTAGCAATAAAAGGATTACCTAAGAGCTTAACACGTCTAAGCCTTAACTTCCAAAGGTTCACCAGCAAAATAGGTATATGGTTCTCCAAAACATTTCCTCGCTTGAGTAAATTTATAAATAAACTAATTACACCGATCAAGTGGTTGACAACTAAAGTCAAAGGCCTTGCAAAATCTATTACTAGTGCAGTAAAGAATTTTAAATTCTCAAAATTCTTTGCACCATTAACAAGGTGGTTATCTAAATTAGGAGGTACAGCAGGTTTCGGCAAACTTTTTAAATGGATGAGCCCGATCGGTGGTCTTTTAAAAAAGCTAGCGCTTCCTATAACTTTAGTACTTGAAGCTTTTGAAGCTTTTAAAATGATGTTTGTAGGTTCATTCTCCAAAAATGCAGAAGCTATGGCAGAGAGTATATCAGAAAAAGGTGTAATAGGACGTGCATGGTACGGTTTTACTCATATGTTCCAGACTATAGCAGCTGCAGCATCAACGATGTGGGATACTGTATCAACAACCGTAGGAATACTATTTAGTGATCACCCTGATGGTATTATGGGTAAGATCACCGATTTCTTTACAATAATCTCAACACCAATAATAGAACTGTTTAAAGATTTTATTATCTACCCTATACAAAAAGCTTTATCATGGGTACCGGGGT